CTGGAGAACCCGGTTTTTGATTCGTCTGAATCGCCAACTGTTCACTTACCATCAAGTTACCCCATCGAATCAACTCCTTCGCGAAGTAGACCGCACCTTTTATAGCTTGGTCATATTCCCTATCGTTTGTTGATTCTTCCAGAAGGGAATGAAGAGTAGAAATCATATGTTTTAGTTTCGGTTCAAGAATTTCTTTATGCAGCCCAGCGACTTGCGCAACATATAGACCGCGTTGTTCTTTATCGAGAGGAGAAGGGTCACCTAATCCCATATCAATAAAAATTTTACCTGCTTCCAATTTCTTAACTAGCTGTTCTAAAACTGAAATCTGTTTTTTCAACTCCTTATTCGCCACCTCTAAATCGGCTCTTTTAACCAAAGAGCGACCATAAGCATCAAACTCTGTTTGAGAGAGCCGATATCCGAATATTTTTCTGTAGATGCGACTTAATGACATATTTTTATACTTCACTACCACTACCTCCTGCCAATCCTCCAGGTGCCATACCTGCTGGCATACCTGGCGTGTTTGCTCGACCTGCAGGACCACCCTTGGCAGAAGGACCACCAGAAACACCTGCCATAGATTGGTTCATATTTGTACTCGCAAATAATTTATTGCGAGGCTTACCCCAAACTCTGGCAAATTCTTCTTCGAGTCCTTCTTTGTTTGGGATTGAGCCTAGAGACATTAACTGAATCATATCTCCAAGCATGTCTTTGAACATCATCTTGAAGAATGGAGATGATTCTCTTTCTTTTCCGTTGATTACGATGTACCACAAAACTCCAGCGTTCTTTACGCCTTCTGGACTTAGGAAAATTTTTCTAACAGGATAACCTTTTTGTTTTTCTTCCATTCTTTCGTATTCACGAATAACATTTTCATCTGGAAGTTCACCATCCTGAAGAATAACAGAGCGTTCACCTGGACCTTCGCCTTCGATGTTCGCATTAGTGCGAGTAACTTTACGATATGAATTAACCAACTGACGAACTTCATCAATTGCTTTAACTTTTTCATCAACAGGTTCAAACCAGTTTTCCAAAATATTATAAAGTCGTAGGTATGCAAGTTTCTTTTCAAGAAGAGAACATACAGTAACAGTAAGACCAAGAGTAAGACGAGCTTGCTGTTGCATCACAGAAATTTCTGTAGCTGTAGTTCCTGATGGACCTTGCTGACCAGTGAATTGGTCGGACACAGTTGATTTATCAATCATGTCTTGGAATTTTGTAAGCATGTTTGCTTCACCAGCAGTAACACCTTGCACTTCATTACTAGCAATTGGAGTAAGGTCACCAGGATTGATACCCATAGAAATTCTTCCAGGTGAAAGTACCTTCCTATCAATGACACGACCTGAAGTATTTACATACGCAGGTGTAATACTCTTACGAGTTTTAAGCACGAAGAGTTTTAACATCTCATCAATAAGCATTGAGAGTTCTTTCACAGAGCCGGAAGAAACAAAGGCTCCACCATATGCGAATTTATCAGAGAGTACGCGGTACACTTGTTTAACAACATTGTATCCGCCCTTTGGTGACACAGCAGAAAGAGGGAAGCCAATCGGCAACATTAAAACACCGTTAATAACGATTTGGAATTCGTCATTAAACTTATCTTGGTACATGATTATTTCTACTTGGTCGTCCTGTAGTTCAGTAAGTCTCCATTTATTATCAAAAATTGTTTTGGCTTCGTTAGCATCAGTCGAAGGAACTTTTCCTTTCTGAACATATTTCCAGTTTTCAAATTTTCCATACTTAGACTTTGCAGCTTCGTAGTTTGTTTGAATCAAAACGAAAATAAATGGTTGCTCTTCCATGTAAAACTTTGTTACATCTCCAAGGAAAACATTTGGTCCATACAAAAGTGTACGAGTAGGACCTTCGAATACAAGTTGCAATTCTTTTGTATAAAATTCTGGGTCTTGTTTAAACTTCCCATCAAATTCTTTGCTCTTAAGTTTTTTCTTTGTCTCAAATTTTCTGCACCACTCTTCTTGCACGAAGACAGTTCCCTGTTTGAGAAGCTCGCGCTGACGTAGCATTCTTTTTTCTTCATCACCTGCACCGTCTGCGCCATCTTTTATGTTTGTATCATGAATAATATCTTCGAGTGCAACTCCAAGTGCAGCGATTTTATTATTTTCTTTATCAAATGCTAAAACTTCTGCACTCAAATTCAAATTATTTATATGTGAGAGAAGTGAATCGAGTTTTTGTTCGATTGTTCCAGCGGAAACAACCACATCATCCGGATTTTTCTTTGGGTCCAGGTGATATGTGTTCGCAATCTTCTCGTTTTCTGTGTAATATTCGTAGTAAGTTTTATTATTAAACTCTGGGTAAGGTTGCTCCTTTTGTTTCTTAGCAGTTTCAAGTCGAGACTGAAGCATCGTCAGGTAAGTTTTGTCATCGTCAGAATAGAGTCTCTCAATTTCTCCTTGAGGTTTTACAGTGTCATCAAGAGTAGGATTTTGTGGATAAACTTTTTGTTCCATGTGTATATTGTACTATATTTATACTTGTAAAGTAATATGTGGATATCTTTTATCCAAAGAAAGCTTGCTCTCTTTCTTGATGTTCTGCACCTTCAAGTATTGGAACGCGTTCTCGCCACAATTCCGCAAGAAGACGAAGAGGGTCAGCGAAGTGAGAGTTGTCATCATGCCTCGGCTTATCTTTAAAAGTACCCATTTTATCATCAAACTCTCTTCGGTAGTTGAAAAGCGCCTCGTGGAGTCTCTGACAATTTGTTTCATCGAACCAGAAACGAGGAAAAAGATTACGAACCTTGTCGATTCCATCTGAGATTCCTACTTTTGTACCCACTCGGATATTCCTTAAGCCCAGATTATATAAGGTTTGTTTACGAGACACCCCTGTACCAAGCTCTTTAACCTCGATATCGTGAGGAAAATGATGGGTACCATAGCGATATCCAAGTGTATCCTTCTTATTTTTCAACCAGTCGTAGTAGTGAGAAAGCGCGTAGCCATGATTCCAGTACATATCAATAAACCGGATGTGCTGTCCTACTGTCTGAGTTAGGATAATCACATTGAAGTCGTTCATACCAAGGTCCCACCAAGTATCAACTTCGTACATTGGGTCGTATGGCAGTGGCTTTATGCGATTCTCAAGGTACACTCTCGCCATCTCGCGACCAAAGTAAGAACCTTCCACATTTGTTTGGAACGCTTCGTCAAGAGTTGAAGGAAACTCAGCGAACATTTTATCCTTCATTTTTGCCTTCTTCTTCACATACCAGTTTTTCTGCTCAGTCGTCAGTTTGATGCCATGCTTATTCTCAAGCATCGTGAAATAATCCTGCTCTTCTTTCGTAATAAGAACTGTACCACTCAAAACATACTTAGGGTCAATGTACCAAGGGAAGAAGAATATTTTCCAGTCCATCGGTGTGAGTTGGGTTCCCTCCTTGCGCATCTTCTCAGCATCCATACAGAACTCATAGAAGTACCCCTCACGACCTGCTGCTGTTGATTCAATCGAAACGACATTTCCTATGTGAACAGAGTTAATCGCTCCTGTCACAATTTCCTCTGCCTTCTCTGGAGACTTCTGACAAATATATCCGAACTCAGAAATATGCAAAAACTGAATCGTACCTGAACGAGTCGTCATAGAAACGAAGATGTTACTTCCGTTGGGGAAACTTAGTTCCCAGGCGGAGTTGGTATTTGGCTCGCCAATATACTGACGAAGCCATGGATGTAAGTTATCCCATGCGAACTTAATCTTGTTTCGGAAAATCTTTTTCATGTCCTCCTGACGATGCGCGATAATACCGGCTGTTTTATTCTCCGAAAAGAGAATGGCATCAAAATATAAAATAGCAAAGTATGTAGTAATTCCAAGCTGACGAGCTTTCGGAACGATTGTAAAATACCAAAAATTATCGTGCAGCATTCTCTGCGCCTCGCGACTTTCTGGCTTGAAAAGAACCTTCTTTCCATCCTCATCTTTGATGTAGTAAAGATTGTTTAGTCTCCACCATCTGTTTCCAAGGTTCTTTATTATTTCTTCTAGTGTTATGTCATTATCCATTGTCTTCTTCGGTTGCTTCCGCTGGTACGATACCACTTAGGATATCTCCTATCCTTTCGTGTACTCCCATCGTTACGCTTTTTCTTTTAACGACCATCGCTCGACCTGAAGATTCCTGTACCATCGTATCGGACCCTCCATTTTTTTGAATAAATCTAATAGCTTCAAACATAATATCATTTCCTGTTCCTTCTCCTGCATTGTTTTTCTTGCTGCCATACTCATCCGGATACCTTCGCTCCAGAAGCCACTGAGCAAGTTTGTCGTCTCCAGATTTTGCTTTCTGGGAAATGGTATAGAGTAGGTCCTTCTTGTATTCCAGCTCCTTCATCATGATTATTTTTTTAATCAGTGGCTCCATCTTCATCTCTTCCTCGAACTTTTTGAAATCTATGTTTACTAGGGTGCAAGCCTCATTTAAAGGCAACCCTACTTTGGCTGTGTAGTAGGCTATTTTTTTGAGAGCGCTGATGAATTTTGGTTTGTCTTTGAAGGCTTCTTTTGCTTGAGCATCAAGAGATTCATTTTCCAGGTCAAAAAGAGACTGCTCTTCCATTTGGTTTTGCGACAATGGTGGGTCTATTTTAATTTCTGTGTCCTTTTTTCCCATAATTATTTTTATAAATTATAATCTGCGATGAAATAAATTAAAATTCTGTAAAGATATTTTTTTACTATTAAAGTATACATCAAAAAATTTCCCAGGGCTAATTTTGGATTTGTGTATAAAGGGGGTGCCTACTGATTTCTGGGGTATACACCCCTAGGCAAACCTTTTTTTTACATTCTCACTAAAACTAATAACCTGTATGTTATCTAGTTCATACCCTTTGGTATTGTCTATCCTGTCTACAGTTGGAGTGAACCTCATATCAAATCCATTCTCTACCCACTCCGCATATATACGCGCATAGTCATTATTAGATTCAAGAAACTTTAAAAAGTCTTCTCTTGAGAATCCTAATGTTCTGTTTTTGTAAACTGGGTTCTTTTTTAACCTGTTTCTTATTGAGTGATACATTATGCTTTTCCTACCAAAGAAGGACCTAGACCAAGCCCTGACTATTATCCTAGCTTTGGCATTGTACTCCTCTCTGTTTTGCTTGGAGCGGTTTTTTGCTTGAGCGCGGATTCGTTCCCTGTTTCTATGATAATAACTTAATGCGTATTCTTTCTTGTTCATTTGAACATTATATACTACTTATGTTTAAACATCAAAACCAAAAAACGACCTACTTATGCATGGCAGTACCTAACCATAAATTTTTACGGGTGGGGGGTCGTTTCCGCTGGTATGGGTATGGGTCGCCAGTCATTTACAAGCACAGAGCCACAGCCTAAAGAAGAGAGGCACAAATTCAAAAACACTGAAAAAAGCCTATAAATAAGGGCATATTTAGTGTCGCACAATATGTGTTATGCGACTCATCACAATTTAACCTTATAATATAAGGGTTTTTTAGAATAGGGTCTATTTTTGAGCATTTATTTCAACACTTTTCAGCCTTTCTGTCAAACGCTATCGCTCCGCTTAAATACCAAAAAGAGCGAGGGAGGGAGAGACATATATATTATTATATAATTTATTTTTTTTTTTTTTAATTTTTAATAAATGGGTTTATAGAAAAAATACCGAACTTGGGAAAAAATACCCGACACGCAAAAGAATTTTTTTCAAAATCCTTTTGCGTGTCTCGTCTCAGGCTATCAAAAAAAGCCTATTTTAAGCCTTTAAAATGGTTGATATTCTTGACAAAAAGCCTTATTCTGTGTTATAACTCTATTATGTGGATAACTTTTGTAGCAGTATAATAATAGTATGCTACTATTATAAATGTAATAGTTAAAGCATTATATAAATAATACTTTACCATTATACAATTATAAGAAAAAATTTAACTACAACATTTTTATGCAAAATTTGTCAATAGCAAAAAAAGAATATACAACAATAAGAAAGTTCTATGCTTGGGTCGGTTTTGTGTTCACTTGGTCTCTTTTAGCACCTTTGAGCATCTTTATAGTTTGGTCTATGTTTGAACAAGACAAGGCTATAAATTTATTAGTTAACATTTTTTCATAATATGTATATACAAAATTTATTCGGGGTTTATATAGTGATGATACGCAAGAATATAGGCACAGAAAAAAGAGCATTTATAAGCTTTCCAAAAGGCACAACAATGCAAGAAGCACTATTGACAGGTATCAAAGAAGCTTTCTAGTTGTCTTTCTCTTTTGTCTCTTTTTCTTAAGGAGACAATATGAGGGATGCAAATTTATTTTAACCGCATTTCTCTACTCGCCTTGCTGGTGGGTGGGTTCATTGAAAAATACATATGACAAAAGACAACGAACGAAAAGAGTTTATTTTTAATACTTTAGTATACGAATATAAAGGCGAATACAAAGTATTAGACTATATTTTTTTAGACTATTGGAAAAATCACCTTAGCACTGAAAAGCAAGAAGTTGGCTCAGTGTTCAAAGGGGCTACAGGCACAACGCTACAGATAATTAATGACGAAGAAATAGCCGAAAGGTTAGAAAATTACGAAGGCGAAGACATTTGGCGAGAGCTTGTCCATAGTGGCAAATATACCGGCTCACTTGCGGACTTTGAAGATGAAGCAAGGGAAGACGAAGCGAATGTTTACGAAGAACACAACGAAGAAGTGAAAGGCTACACGCTAGAAGATGGCGAGCATTGGGAAGTTGTGGGCGGTGGTAGATGTTTTGATGCTCAGGAGATGCGAGAACTATTGAAAGCATACCCAGAAGCAGAGAGCGGAGAGCCTAGCGATGATGGAAATTGCTTTAAAATATACGATATAGGGCTATATAAAGCCATTATAGCGGTTGAAAGTGATTTTAAGGACTATATAGACGAAAAAATAGCGGTCTTAAAAATAAACTTAGAATACGAAAAAGACGAACAAAAGAAAGCGAAAATGTTGCAACAATTAAGACACTTGCAAGGCTACAAAAAAGCAGAGCAAGAGTCTTAATCCAGTAGCACACAAAAAGCAAAAATCACCTTTTCACCTTGTGAATTTTCACAAGCTCAAAAGCTCATTTTTTCACCAGCAGAAAAATGGGCTTTTTTTGTTGGTAAATTATCCCCGCTTTAACCATTGCCTATGTTCCGCGAAGCCTAGCTATAAGCCTAGAACAATTTTGTCATATGTATGAAAACCTAGATTAAAAATAGTCATTGCCTATGTTCCGCAATAAAAAAGAGACACAATAAATGATTATTAGATTTTGTGCATGATGTCTAGTCGCTCGCGCACAAAAATTAATAATAATTTATATATTGAAAGTCTTAGAAGGCTTTTGGATATATTATAAATATATATGGGATTAGATATGTATTTGAACAAAAAGCATTATGTTAAAAACTGGTCGCACCAAAAACCAGAAGAACAACATAGCTTTTTGATTAAAAAGGGCGGTAAGAAAGTAGCAGAAATTAATACCAAAAGAATTTGCGGTATTGAAGAGGAAGTCGCATATTGGCGTAAAGCGAACCAGATACACAATTGGTTTATTGAAAATTGTGCTGGTGGCGATGGCGATAGGGCTACTATGTATGTTAGTCGCGAACAATTGGTTGAACTTTTGGGAGTGGTTAACAAGGTTTTGGAAGCTAGTAAGCTTGTTGAGGGTAAGGTTTGTAATGGATATAGTTATGTAAACAATGTTAAAACACCTATTATGGTTGACGGAAAGTATATAGAAGATAGTAGTGTTGCTGAAGAACTATTGCCGACACAAAGTGGCTTCTTTTTTGGAAGCACAGACTATGACGAATTCTATATTGAGGATTTGAAGCACACTAAAAAGGTTTTGGAGGAAGAATTAAAGTCGACCGAAAGCTTTGCTGAATATGAGTATAACGCTAGTTGGTAATTTTATGGAATACAAATTAGAAAATCAAGAAGTTGTAGCCTTTAGAAAAACTACTCGCTATGAGTATGAAGTTAAAAACTTTAAAGGTGAAGTGAAAAAACTTGTGCGTGTTTACTGGATAATTGATGACCAGTTTGATACAGATAGTAATGAAGAATGGTTTTTAGTTGATGAGAAAGGTGAAGAGGTTGAGCTTAATTGGGAAGAAATGCAAGACTGGTTAGGCGAAGATGATGATGTTGACGATTTAAAAGATAACTTAGTTGAACTAAAATAATTTTATGGCAAAACCAAAAGAATTTAAAAAACCTATTCTACTACTCGCATATTGGTACAGAAAAGAAGGTGATACAGATGCTTGTATTTTTATAGGCGATGAAGAAGGTGATTATGAAAAGCAGTTTTTAAAGTATGCGAAGTCTCAGGATTGGGATATAGATGCCGAAGATGTTAATGGCGTGTACCCTTGCACTGCTGAAGATGATGCTTATGGTCGCAATTATAAAATAATTGTTAAGAAAAATTAATATGGAGCCTATACTTTATGTCAAAAAGATAGTTAGCCTTAACCCAACAAAGTACAAGTTTTTCACTTTTACTCTTATGCTGGAGAAATATTCTAAATACCTTTTTACCATCCACGATACGCCTTATAAAAAAGATGGTAATAAAATTATTTATCCACACACTAGAAAAGAAAGTGCTAAAAGCTTTAAACAATGGCTATCAACAGAAATTTAATTATCCATCCCTAGTCTCTTTTTCTTAAGGAAGAAGAGACAATGGGGCAGAGAATTAGCTTTGCCTTTAACCAACGCCTTTGCTAGTGTTGGCGTACTTTGAAAAGTAAATATGAGAACACAAAAATACAAAACATATTATGTTTGGGATGTTAGTAGTGATGATAGCGATAGAAAAGTGTATGCGGTTGAGTATAGAGGAAAAGAAGGTAAAATATCTTATTCTTCTAAAGAAGTCGCAATAAATAAAGCAAGAAGAATTGCTTTTGAAAAGACAGGAAACCGAAAAATAATGCGCAGAACAAATGAAAACTTTTATCCCTACCAAGAAGGGCTAGAGATAGTGAAAGTACCTTTCAAGACGAAACAGTTAAAAGAATGGAAGGGTAAAACACGAAAAGCTATAGCTGAATTTGAGTTTGGTGATGAGTTTGATTTTGAAATGTTTTACGAAGCCTTAAAAGAAAAAATGGGTAAAAACACCTATTTTAAGGTTGTTGGCAAAAATATTAATTGGCTCGGAGACTCAGGCTTTAAATATATCCAAGCTGAAACAGCAGAGGATTTATTAAAAGCATTTCACTATGAAGATATACTGAGACTATATAATGGTAAAAAAGGAAACCATTTTGAGATTAATGCGCCTACACACGACACACCTATGGGAAGCTATTATTATTTTACGCCTATATCAGAGCGTACATTTAACACACAACAATAATATGAAATTAGGAGCAATGATTTGGAGTGAGAAAGGTAAACAGATAACAAAAACAGGTAATGAATTTATTAAAATAAATATCATTGATGAGAAAAGGTCTTTACTTGCATATATTGAAGCACACGAAAACGGAGCTTTGAGAATAGTTTTACCTACTAACGAACCTTTGAAGCTAGATAAATACAATAATAGTGGAAAGGAAGTGGTATTAAAGATGCGCAATTGTAAGGTGAATAACCCTTGTCCTATTAATTGTAAAGATACAGATAAAGAAGGTTTATGTGTAAGATGTGGATATAACACACTACACAAAACAAATGGAAGTCTAAAGTGATGTCGTACTAACGAGAACACAAAAGAGAACCACGCATATACTAGCTATGGGTGGTTTTTTTGTTGTCATTTTTTACCTTGCGGAGCCGGAAAATACCCTGCCTATGTTCCGCAAAGTGAAAAAGAACAACAAAAGGTTGCGTTATCCACAATGCCTATGTTCCGCGATGATGATATACTTTGAGAGGTCGAGAATTATTAATCAGTTAATTTTATATATATATTTCATGCAATATAAAGTAATTGGTGATGAAAATGGTGTTCGAAATATCGCTGGTGAAATCTACCAAGATGGTGCTGTTATTACACTCAATGAAGCTGTAGCAACTGTTGCTCTTGAGCAAGGATTTGTAGAACCAGTCGAAGTCGAAACTGAAGTTAAAGACGAGTCTGAAAAAGAAGAGTCTTCAACAGAAGTCGAAGTTCAAAAGAACCCTTGGGATGATAGTGAATATCTGATAACAAACAAGGAGACTGGAGAAACAAAAGAAGTTGCATTACACACATCTGGTGGTACTGGAACTGATGAAGACCCATTTACTTCTACATTTGTAGTCCGCGATGGACTTACAATTGAACAATGGACTACTAATCCGTTTGAAGGTGAAACATTTGTATTCGTGCATTCTGATGCACAGACAATGATTCCTGATAATGGAGAGTGGACTATTGAAAAAAAGGTAGTCTAATATAAAAAAAATGTCTAAAACAATTTACATTCTAAAAAATGTTCAAACTGGTGAAGAGTCTCAAGCGACACTTCAAGAGAGTACAGAAACGTCTATGATGTTCCTGCTTAAATCAGCGGACCCAGCAGAAAAAAACTTTGTTGGCTTCTCTGTTTCCGGTAGTGTTTTACATAACGACATGTATTCTCTAGTTGATTCTTTTGAAGAAGACGATGCTCCAGTAGCAGAAGTCTCTGAAGAAGAATCTGAGAAATAATCTCAACTAATAATACCCCTTAACAGGGGTATTTTTAGTTATCCACAACATTATGTTGCGTAGTTTTTATACTGTGATATAAATAGTATATGAATAGTAATAATGATACAGATTGGAAAAGTGTTTTCTTCGGAATTCTGGCATTTATTTTCATATGCTTACTCTTCTCTTGGTTGGGAGATAGATTCGGAACCGATTATTATAAAGGCAATGGTTCATATTTCGAAGAGGCATGTAGTAATTGTGATTATCAATAATAAAAAGTTAATTATAAAAATAATTAATTTTAAATATAAACAAATATGGCAGAAGATAATATAAAAAGAAAGATGCTCTACCTTAATGAACGACACATGGAAATGTTGAATGACATTAAGGCTGAGAAAGGATACAAGCAAGATACGATGGTGTTTTATCAGGCGCTTATTGATATGCACGCAAAGATGTTCCCTGCATATGCTCGTACTCGTGAGCTTGAAAGTCCTACAGAAAAAGTAAACCGCAAAGAAGAAGAGAAGAAGGCAAAAGAAGACATTGTAAAAAGTGAGCTTCTTGCTATTGCTCAGCAACTTGGTGGTGAAATAATAGACAAAGGCGGAAAAGAATTCGTGAAGTATTTCAACTACTCAGGTAAGAAAAGATTTGAGCAATTGGTTCCGTTAACAATGATGTCAACCGATTTGGTTAAAATTCAATATCAACCTAGTCGTGAGAGGGTCGAGCAATTACAAAAAGAAGGTAAGACTGAATACTAAAGTATTCGTAATTAAGACAGAAAAAAGTCTATAACAGAGCTTATAAATTTAATCATTTAATTAAAATGGCTAAAACAAAAACAGTTAGTAGTAAGAAGAAGGAGGTTTCTAAAGTCGCTAAGAAATCTCCAGCGAAAAAGAAAGCTCCAGCAAAAAAGAAAGGTATTAATGTAGTAGAGATGGAAGTCACACACGCAAGTGGTGATACTATTTCAATCGCATTCACCGGTTCAAAAGATGCTCTTGGTCTATTCGTAGATGCAATGGGTGCTGGTTTAAAGCTAGTTAGATTATCAATTAAGGGTAAGTTAAAAGCTTAACATGAAAACATTTGCAATCATCGGAGGAATAGTCCTCATACTTGGTTTATGGTTTATGGGTTCTTATAATGGTCTTGTTTCAAGCAACGAAAAAGTAACCGGAGCTTGGTCTCAAGTTGAGACACAATACCAAAGACGTTTTGATTTAGTTCCTAACCTCGTTAGTGCTACGAAAGGCGCTATGAAGCAGGAACAGGCAGTATTCGGAGCCATCGCAGAAGCCAGAACTCGCTACGCTGGTGCGCCAGCTGGTTCAAATGAGCAGGTACAGGCTACCTCTCAATACGAAGGAGCCTTGGCTCGTCTTCTTGTGGTGATGGAAAACTACCCTCAGCTTAAGAGTTTAGAAAATGTTACAGCTCTTACTGATGAACTTTCCGGAACAGAGAATAGAGTTGCGGTTGCTCGTGATAGATACAATGAAGTGGTACGCATTCATAACACTATGATTAAGCGCTTCCCACGAAACCTCTTTGCTTCTATGTTTGGATTTGAAGCAAGAGAATTCTTTGCCTCAGTCGGAGATGCGAAGACAGCACCAACAGTTAATTTAGATTTATAAAACATATAATAAATTATTATGAAAAAAGGATTTACTTTAATTGAATTGTTAGTTGTCATCGCAATCGCTGGTGTATTAGTAAGTATTATCATTTCTTACAATAAGAATGGTGGTGTAGATGGTAGCCAACTTGGGACCATTGGCACTATGAATGAAGTTTTTTATCCAGAAGCTACCAATTACGCAGTTGATACATCAGGAGTCCTCACCGCTGACCAACTAGCTACGCTTAATACAAAGCTTGGAGCTATCCAGGGTAAAGAAATAGGTGTAGCAGTTGTAAAAACTACAGCTCCACTTTCTATAGAAGAGTATGGAATAAAACTCGCTGAGAAATGGAAGGTAGGAAATGCTGACCTAGATAATGGAGCAATAATTATTATTGCCACAGAAGATAGGAAGGTGCGCATCGAGGTAGGGTATGGTCTCGAAGGAGACATCAACGATGCGAAAGCAGGGCGTATTATTGATAACCATATGCTTCCATCACTTAAAAAAGGTGATTGGTATGGTGCCATTGTCGGTGGCATTGATGGTATAAATGCAGAATAATTATATGTTAGAAGCAAATAAAAATTTATCAGTTGGGGATGAGGTTAAGTTCGATGCTGACCGCGAACCAATTGAAATAGTAGCGTGTGATAAGTGTTCCCACTTGATGGTGAACATTGATAAGGATGATTTGAAGCCAGGTGATTTACAAAAACTAAAACAAATAGGTGTGCGCATCTCTAATCCAGAGACAGAAGAGCCGGTTTGTTTGTCTTGTGATATTGATACTTGGGGTCGCAAACTTAATTCTTGGTTCGAAGACGATGATAATGACGATGACTCAGGCTTCTTCTCTTCAGGCTCATCTGGATTAGGTGGATTATTCGGTGGTGGTTCATTCGGAGGAGGCTTTGGCGGATTTGGTGGTGGAAGCTTCGGAGGAGGTGGAGCATCAAGGGGATTTTAATAATTTAATTTATATATTTATGTGGTTCAAAAAGAAAAAAGAAGAAAAATCAATTCAAGTAGATGGTACCTTTGTTAAAGAAGATGCAACAGGATACCTTATTGAAAGAGGAAATGCGGTTGGTATTCCTATGACCGTGCATTCAAGATTTGGTATGTTGGGTGGTTATGTTCGTGAAACTAGGATTTATTTTAGAAGGGGTTCAGAACCTATATGTGATGAAATAGTTGAAAGCTCTTCTGGTGTTCGAAGATTCTTTAGACAACTAGAAGTGAATGCTGAAGGTGAGCCGATTGGCTACGAAAAAGTTAAAGAGAATATAACTGGCACTATTGAAGACATCGCAACTAAGAAACAGGTAGATGAAATGGTTCTTGCTAAAAAGAAACCTGGTCGCAAACCAAAGGCAAAAAAGTAATTTTATGAAAGACATAGAATTAAAATGTAATTGCGGAAAGAAATTTATCTTCACTGAAGGTGAACAAAAGTTCTACGCAAAGAAAGGATTCGGAACTCCAAAGAGATGTGAGACTTGTCGCTTAGAAAAGAAGCAGAAGAAAATGAATGAAGAGACTGCTTTGGAGTCAGGTAAAGTGTTCGGAGAATGTATTTCCTGTGGGTTCGAGACCGTCTTGGTCGAAGAAGTGGGTCTCTGTGGTCCGTGTTGCTTCGGTGAGGCGGACACAATTAATGGTAATTGGTAATTATATGAGTCAAAAACAGCTAGAAAGTAGACCGTTATCAGTGAAAGAATATTGTCCTATGAGACCTGACTTTCATGTGAAGACAATAATTCAGGAGCGTGTTAACCGCGAAGCCGATGCCGAGTGGGGTCGCACTCCGAGTCATGAAATTCCGAAAGACATCAAGTACCCAGCTCGTTCTCTTCCGGATAATATGACAACAAGAACAGCACTGTACGCGTTCCTTAAAGAATTGAAACCTTAAAAACTAAAGTCGTGTATCCCAGCCCCTCTAGTTCAATGCGGTAGCTCAGTTGGTAGAGCATGGAGTGTACTCCTTAGGGTATGTATGATGTGCATACATCCGTACACACTGCGCGTTGGTTCAAGTCCAATCTTCATTGAACGAGGGCTTGGGTACATGACAAAGTTTAAAAACTTGTTCGGTACTCAGGTCGCATTATTAAAATTAATCAATAAAAATTATATGTTAGAAATTTTTATGGGTCTCGCGATGTTGATTTCCGCTAACTTCGGAAATTATACAACTGCAACTGTGCCAGGAGAATACTACGAATTCGTAGCTCCAGTACAATGTCAGGATAATCGTTCATGGACAGTTGCAGTGCGCTATAAAGTAGATGTAGATGGAAAGCATAAACAACATTTGCAAGTTCGAAATCTTCCTGGTTGTGTAACAACTAAAGCCTTCATTGATGAAGCTGTAGTTGACCCTTACATAACTGTAATTGGACGGTAGTTAACTGGTGTCTCAACGCAGGGTGACATTATTATTTTAGTGATAACTATTATAATTAATTTCCCTTGCGATTGAGACAGCAACAATCTTATCAAATTAATAAATTAATCTTATGAAAAAAGTAAAACAACAAAAACCTATAAACTCAGATGCCTACGCATATCTTAAAAAGTTAATTCATCCAGATGTAAAAATTTATGATGCGTTTGTGGATGGTAAATGGTTGAAAGCCTTATTGAGTTCCGGTATTACTTTTTCTGTTAAGAATACAAGTAAATAATTTTATGGAACAAAATAAATTTCAATGGTGGGGCTATCGACATACAAATGGAAATCTGCAAGCAAAAAGATATTTTGACAAAAGAGATTTAGATGATGCAGATGAGAGTCCTTTTGTTGCAAAAAGAACACAAGTGTTTATGGCATCAAGTCGTGAAGAAGCCTTACAAATAATAGATGAATTAACAAAATAAAAGTTATCCACAACATTTTGTTGCGTTATATCAATTATTAAAGATACAATTATATATATAGGAATGTTATAATAAACAAGTTCCTATACATCGAGGTCTTGGGACCAAGTTCGCCTCCAAAGCTTACTAGGCAGGTTCGAATCCTGAACGGTGTGCCATATAAACACAGTGACAGAGCCAGGTGGATATATGAATTATGACAACAAAATTTATAGCAATGTTCTTTGTTTCAGGTATTGCGATGATGTCACAACAGACAGCGCAAATGGAAGTCGCGCAAGTAACAGTTCCATTAGCACCTATCCCTGTTGTGGAGGTAATCCAAAAGAAAGTCGAAGTTAAACCCATAGAGGCTACGCCTGTTGAGGGAAAACTAAGACCGGAGTTAATCCCAATCTGCTCATGCGAAAGTACAGGTCATCCAGACCGAGTACCAAGGCATTACGAGGATGATGGAGTAACGGTGAGACGAGGAAGAATAAATCCTAATGATATCGGCATGTGCCAGATAAACATTCAGGAGAACAACAACGGTCCACAAATTAGAAAAATGGGCTTAGATGTTTTTAAAAAAGAAGATAATATTAAATACGCCAATTGGTTATACGACAAATATGGCACGAAGCCATGGAACTGGAGTAAACATTGTTGGGGTACCGATAAATAATAAATAAAATAACAGTCGCATGTTAGGAAAAATCAACAAATATATTGAAGAAGGTTTAGTTACAGAACAGGTTCATCCAGAGAATCCTGATGTAAAAATCTATAACTACACTCAGAAGTGCCAATTTGAAGGTGCCTGGGATGAGGTCACGATGCAGTGTCGTGGTCTTATCTTTGATACCAAGACCGGCAAACAACTTTCCAATCCTTTTCCTAAATTTTTTAATTACGAGGAACACATAGCGAAAGGCTTAAGTGTTCCACATGAAACACCAATCATACATCAGAAGTTTGATGGCTCTTTGGGTATTTTATACTGGCTTAATGACCTACCATGGATAGCAACTCGTGGTTCTTTTGCTTCCGACCAGGCTATCTGGGCGACTAATTGGTTCCGATTGAACGCAAACTTCGAGGATTTTAATAAGGACTACACCTACCTATTCGAGATTATCTACCCTGAGAATCGCATCGTTGTCAGCTATGACTTTTCTGGACTCGCGCTCATAGCTGTCCGAGAAATAGGAGGCACGGATGTATTGGTTCTTAACCAGCTCGGAATGCACCAATTCCCTCTTTTAAGGGGTCCATTTGAGTATCCGATGCTCTACAAGCCAACCGACTTCGCTGCCCTTAAGGCAATGAACCTAGCGAATCAGGAGGGGTTTGTGATTCACTATCCGAATGCTGACCTACGACTGAAGATTAAGTTCGAAGACTATGTGAGATTGCATAAAATCATGACTGGTCTCTCAGCCATCGGCATCTGGGAAGCCCTTCGCGAAGGCAAAGAGATAAGTATAGATAACGTACCAGATGAATTCTTTAAGTGGTTTACAGAAACTAAAGATGGATTGAATAATAAATTCAGTGATATTTGGCATGAGGCATACAAAGATTACCTTGATATAACAGAAAGTCTTGGTTACCCTATGGCTCCTAGAGGTTTACGGTTTCACGGACAAACAAGGAAACATTTTGCTGATAAGGCTGCACAAACAAAATACCCATCAATATTATTCGCTATGTTAGATGGCAAAGATTATAGAGAAATCATTTGGAAGATGATACGTCCGCGTGGTCAGCAGACGTTTAAAGTAGATATAGATAGTTAATTTTATGAAAAAATACGATAGAGAAAAAAGAAAATGGGTAGATGAAAAAGAGGTAGATAAAAAACTAGCTAAGCGTAAACTTTGTAAGGGTGGTCGTGAACATGATTTTATTTTAGTATTGCCATCATATATAAGAACAAAAAATAGCATACTTGGTATAGAGCAAGCAGAAAAATACTACCAAATAGAATTAGAAATAGAAGAACTCTTAGCAGAGAAACATAAAGAACTAGAAGCCCTTGGTATTTTACATAAACCGTATAGCAGAATTACTAATAAACAATATAGAAGTTATATTTGTAGTGTTTGTAAAAAGCACGAATATAAAGAATATATTAAAAATAAGATAACATAATTTTATGGACCCAATAGAAGAATTTCTAAGACATTCAAATTACATAGAAGGCGAATACAGTGAAGAAGCCTATGAAGATGCTAAGAAAGCATGGGATTATTTGATATCTCAGAATGTTCTAACGCTTGATGTTATCTGTAAAACTCACAAGATACTAATGGAACGCAGACCTCTTGAAGAAAAATACAAGGGTCACTTCCGTGAGATTCCTGTGTATGTAGGACGAAGAGAGTGTACTAGCTGGAAAATGGTACCAATGCTTCTACAGAATTGGGTGTTCGAAACTATGCGTGCGCACCCAAAAGTTGATTCTATTGACCTTCATGTTAAGTACGAGAAAATCCATCCGTTCGCGGATGGCAATGGTCGTACTGGTCGGATGTTCATGAATTGGACCAGGCTTAAAAGAAATAATGAACCCCTCCTTATAATTCACGAAGGCGAAGAGCAACGTGAATATTATGGATGGTTTAAATAGTATGAAAAAGATTAACGAATTTTCTCCAGATGCCTTTGCAAAGTTGATGAATGAATTGATAGATATTCATCAAAAGAAAAACCACGACTACGCTGGTGGTGATTACCTATCTGACTTGATTGCAAGTAGGAGAATGGGTATAGTGCCTTGGAAGAACGCTCTACTTCGTATGCAACAGAAGATGAGTAGGATGGAGAGCTTTGCTAAGCAAGGCGAGTTTAAAGTAGCTGATGAAAAGGTCGAAGATACATTAAAAGATATGGCGGTATATAGTATTCTGTGTTTGATTCTATATAGAAACAAGAAATGATATGTCAAAATTAATTATGCTTTCAGGTCTTCCTGGTTCCGGAAAATCTACGAAGGCGAAAGAAATAGTAGCGCAAGGGAACTGGATACGAGTAAATCGCGACCTACTTAGAACAATGCTTCACTTCGATAAGTTCACCGGAAGGAATGAAGGGATGACTGTCGATGTAGAAAAATCAATCGCTCGAACAGCGCTTGTTTTAGGAAGCAATGTAGTCGTTGACGATACGAATCTCAATCCGAAAAATAAAGAAATGTGGAAGAGTATTGCGAAAGATTGCAATGCTCAATTTGAACATATCCATATTAATACATCACCACAGGATTGTATTAACAGGGATATCATCAGACACAATAGTGTCGGTAGAGAAGTCATATTAAATATGGCTCTTCAAAGTGGTATTTATGAGCATAAGAGTGATAAAGGTTTTGTACTTTGTGACCTTGATGGTACATTGTGCGACATTAAACACCGACTCTGTTATGTAAAAGTTCCAGAAGGTGAGAAGAAAGACTGGAAGAAGTTCTTTGACGAAATTAGAAACGACACTCCAAGACCAGAAGTCGTGGAGCTAGTTAACAATTTTGCCAGAGAAGGGCATCCAATTATTTTCGTATCTGCAAGACCGGATACTTACAAAGCCGAGACAACTCTCTGGCTTCTTGATAATTTTAAGGCTCCATATTTCACTTTGATTATGAGAAGTGGTCAGGATAAAAGACCGGACACTGAAGTAAAGCGCGAGATGTACGAGAAGTATTTTAAAAACAAATACCCTGTTCACACTGTGATTGATGACCGCCCTAGTGTTATTCGAATGTGGAGAGAAGAAGGTTTGAATGTAATAGATGTTGGAGGTGGAGTAGAGTTCTAACAAAGCTGACAAGCTCTCCCAATCTCTCTAGCTCTCTCAACTGTGAGACTCTCACGGTTACTTCGCTGTTTCTCTTCGAGCCACATATCAATATCAATCATAAAAAATTCCTTTTGTTTTTGCTCTTTTGAATTAAACATCACAACGATAAAAGCTGGCACCATGACTAGCATAAAACAATCGAAGGGATTCTGATTCCCTAGGTCTGGTATTTTAAATACAAAGTTACCGTGCTTTGCTGCGAATAGTGCTGACTCCTGATGCTCTTGAACTGCATTAAACGGTAGGCTGATGCCAGGGGTCGCCTTCAATTCGAAAGCTCCAGTTTTATAGTGAATAGATTTTAACCATTTATTAAAGTCAGTTTGAAAATCTTTCTCCAAGTATTTCCTCTTCTTTGTTGTCAGTGTTTTCGTTGGCATACATCGCAAGGCTAAAATCTTGCTTTCTCATTATAGCATTATAGACTGATGTATCTATACCTTTTGACACCAAATGTAGGTAAACATTCTTCTTTAATTTATTAAGTCTCAATATTCTTCCGCGCATCTGTTTGTAGTTCACATAAGAGTAGTCCATTGAAGCGAATACCATGAGTGGAAACGATGGAAGCTCATACCCTTCCGAACACGCAGCTTGAATTAAAACGATAGCGCTCTCACTTGCCTCTGCTTTCTGGACCACCTCATCCCTGTCTTTAACATCCCCTCGAATAACCAGTATCTCATTTAATCCTCTCAGATATTCCTTAAGGAAATCAATCTGGAGGTTGTATCTACAGACGATGATTATTTTTTTGTTGTCTTTACATAGCTCGATAAGGCGCTCGTTTTTTAAACAAGCGATATCTACTAGGTCAGGGGTATAGCCATCGGATTTAAGAACACCGTTTTCAATCTGGTGGTATTTGGTATAGCGGACAATAGGTGAAGCATCATACGCTTCAACTTTTTTATTCTTTTGAGCATCTGTTATTTCAAATAGTTCTACTTCATCTATCTGGTCCGGAACATCGGCACACTCATGGATACTAACAATAGAACCAATGTTTGAAATGATTCGAATGAGTTTATCTTTTTCTTCCTGACCTTCTTTCATTCGAATAATGCGCTTACCTTTTACAGTACCGCCTTCTTGTTTTGAACGAAAAGTAAATCCTCCTTTGCCGACATATACTTCTTCAAAGAAAGTATCTCGCCATTTTATCCAACTCCAATCGTAACCAAGGTGTCTTGCTAGTACATAAATATCCCAAGGTGATGAACGGTATGGAGTAGCAGTAAGAAGAAGAACATATCTTATTTGATGGAGCCGAATAAAAGCAGTAAGTATTTTAGAAAAAGCACTCTTAGTTCCTGCAAAGTAGTGAGCCTCATCAACTATAATAAACTCTGGTTTAGATAAATCTTTCCAAAGCTTTTTAAATTCTTCTTTCGTATATACGATAATCCAATTAGGAACATTGCGTTGCCAGTTTGCTTTGAGTGCCTTTGGTACAATAGCGAATCCATGTTTCCCTGGAGTACGTTTAAGTTTAGACCACTCTATAGATGTGAGTGTTTTACCTGTTCCAGTATCCCAGCACAATAAAGACCTATCTGGATTTTGCTCTATGAACTTTTTTTGATGTTCGTATAGTTCCATTTTTTTTACTATTAAAACCTATTAAGCCTTTTTCTATATGTGGTTTGTTTGCCCTCTTCCAATCATCATCCAGCCAGATTTCGTCTGGCTTTACTTTGTTCTCAATCTTTAAAGCTTCAGTAATTGAAGAAGCTAAAATATATTTTTGTATAACAAAAAGTTTCTTCATAATTTTATTATCTCAATCTTAATAAGAAAAAAGCGTAGATATATACTAACACGCAATGACTTAAGTAGACCTTCATCTACATCACGATAGGTCACCCATCGGTAACCAATGATTGCATTAGTCCATGCTTCACCTTCTTCAATTTTTTTAAATAATTTAATCATAACTAGAATTGGTCAAAAGATTCTTGAGCTGCTTTTTCATCATCCATGAATCTATCAAGCTCACTTGAATAATCTTCGTCTTCATCACTCACAGAATCCGAAAGGAGTGAACCTTCAACAATTTCTATGTCTTCTAATTTTATCATTATCTTTCGGTACTCTTCTTTCATCTTCCACATATCTCCCTGCGCTCCACCTTTTTTAAGACGAGTACAGATTCCAAGAGCGTTAACTTGAGCGAGATATTTACCAACTGATGGAGTAGGCAAATCCAAATAGGTAGCAAGTCCGGCACTTGAAATACCATCACGATACTTTGCGAGTGGTGATAGAGCGCTTCTTCGAGTTTTTGGAATGGAATCAAAGGCAGTCTTAAAAAGCAGTTTCTTTTCTGGTTCTGTAAGCTGACCTTTATGTGCGAGTGCATCTGGTCGAAGGTGAGGATTAGCCTTATTGATTGCAATGAATCCACTAGCAAGAGTATAAAGCTGAGCTGTCACACGCATAGGCATCTCTGGTGATGGCACGAAGTCCACAAGTCCAGATTTAAAGTCAGTCAAAACAGCTGAGCGAACACGAGTAGCAAAGTCAGCTACTACTAGTAGTTCCTCGCGCATCTCTGGTGAAAGATTTACTTCCTCTCCCATATCCATAGTGTTGATAACTAGGTTGATAAAGTGAGTAAAGCACGCCTTCAAATGGTCACGCTTAGCTTGGATATCACCAGCGTTACTGAGCGCTCTACGACCCACTTCCATACGGTCTGGAAGGTCAATGTTATACATAATGAAACGGTCTCCCATGGCTGACATTTCCTCAAGGTGACGATAGATGATTTCAGTACACCCAGCAATGGCACCGACTTTACCTTTCCAGGTGATGTCATCGCCTGTGCCTGTTCTTTTAACATATTCTCCATCGTAAATCTCACGAAGCTGAGACATGATTTCTTTTTTAGCATCCTTGTTCTTTGAAAGAACAGAAGTAAAATCCTTAAAAGCCATCAACCCATTATTCATTTTCAAAAGTAGTGAGGTTTCTTTTCCGGTCTTCTTCTGACCTGAAGCAAAAGTGTTAACGGTAAGGTCGGAAATAGGGTGAACAAAATCAAGACCAGAAATAGCAGAAATCATTTCTGTTTTACCAGCTGATGGTGGGGCAACAAGAAGAAGCCATACAGGGTCGAGGTCCATTCGATTAGCGATGACAGTAGCCACAACCATTCGAACAAGCCCCTTGTCTGCAAGGAGGAATACTTTCTCAACTTCTTTTTCAAGAAGCTCGATTGTTACTATTTCTTCTGGTTTTAATAATTTTTCTTCCATAATATTGTTGGGGTAATAGCCCCTGTGAACCAATCAATCTTAGGTAAACAGCTAGTAAACCCTTGATTGAGTGGTTCACAGGAAACACTACTTTCCTGTTGCTTGTTTTGCTTTCTCAAGATACTTCGCTGCCTTCTTTTTCAACCTTAAGAAGAGCGCTCCTTCGTTTGGTCCAAGGTCTTTTATACTCATTAGTACCTTGTGACATTGCTTCATATAGTATTGTTGGTTATGTTTCTTTGTCATATTACTTTTCGTTTAAAATTATTTTAATTGCATCTGATAAGTTGCACTGGTTTAGTTGTTGTACGACATCAATAACATCTCCCAATTTGTCACATCCGAAACATTTTACTCTGTTTTGTTTCTCATAGTAGTGCATCGAAGGGGTCTTTTCTTGATGCCAGATACAGCAAGCGGTATTGTCGTTATTAAATCTAATGAACTGTGGAATCGGAACCTGTTTTGCTTGAGCTAGTTTATCATTATTGAAGTCGTCTCTCTTGACTTGAAAATATTTTATAGCTCTCTTGACTTCATTAAACTTATTCATGAACATCGTGATGACGTACTGCAGATGTTTATCACTTTGATACGCTGCTCTGACATCTCTTGCTCGTTCCATATATGAGTCAATAGCTGTTTTATACTGACGCTCATATGCAACCATTTCTTTTTTCGTCTTCGCTCCTTTCCAATCTTCTGGTAGTAAGTAGCTTTCTGAATCAAGAAGTAGTGATGTAAATGTTTTCCCTGACTTCTGCAAAAATTCCGTCACATCTTTATATTCTTTTGGTATCCAGATTATTTTAGAGCGAGGTATCATTGCGTGTATCTTGAATGCTCCTTTTATTCCTGCATCATCACTATCAAGACAGATATATATTTGTTCGAAGTTCTCATTTATATATTTCGCCCATCCTTCCTTAAAAGTGGAAGCTCCACCGGTAGAAGAAATAGCTTGAACACTAGCCGAAAGAAGACGAAGGCAGTCGAGTTCTCCTTCACAAATGACAAGCATTTTGTTTTCTTTATTAAGAGTTTTCAATCCATACAAAACAGACGAAGCACCGGCTTCGTATTTGTATTTAGGACCCTCAGTAGATTCAGGGTCTCTGCGATATTTATTAAATAGATGATTACCTTTGATGTCGTGGACTGGAATAACAATATGAGAACCATCCCAAGATAGTTCGTAAGTAGAAATTACTTCATCTGAGATTCCTCTCATTAAAAGCCAATCTTTAATTCTTGTTTCTAGCTGTTTTTTCATAATGCGACTTTATGTTATCCACAACAATTCGTTGCGTATAATTATTATACTTGTTAGAATAATAATATACAAATATTAATGTGTGGAAAACTAAATTTATGCCAAAGATTTTAAAAGAAAAACTACATATCTATGAAAAGTACCAAGAATTAGTGTGGGCTTTGTCATCTCAGGGTTATAATAACGAAGAGATTGGAGGTATCTTCAATCGCAGTAGGTCACAAATATCTCGCGTTGTAAATAGTATGCCAAAAGGATGGAAGACGAAATGGAAAAAGATTAAAGATTGAACGAAGGCAGGATAAGGTGTCTGCTAGTCGCTCGGACATCTTATCCTACTTTGGTTGAAGGTAGGTTTATAAATTAACGCCACGGTCACAGTCACGGACCTAGAAGGTCAAGGACAACGACATCGGCAAAATAAATTATTATGTCTACTGAAGAAAATAAAGACTTAGGTCTTGACTCTGTTAAAGACGGAGAACTGCTTAAATGGGAAACCATTGGCACAAAGGTAGTTGGTGTTCTTAAATCTTATACTCCTCGCAGAACAGCGATGGGTGACGGACACATCTACGAAGTTAAAACAAAAGAAGGAACTGTTCCCTTCTTTGCAACGATGCTTCTTCACAAGAAGCTTCGCGATGTTCCAATTGGAAACATTGTATCTATTACTTATGTGAAGAAAACAAAGACAGGCGGAGGTACAGACCTCAAGCACTTTGAAGTGTCACAAGGTAAAGCAACTCCAGAACGCCTTGCAGCAATCGGAGTTGAGTTATTCGATGATACCGCTTCTACTATAGAAGAAGGTGAAGACCAAGCAAAAAAGGACTTCGATAATATGTAATTATGAAAACCTTAAGCGTTGAACAAATTCAAACGATACTTAAGGAGAAAATTCCTGATGATTTAATTGTTGCTGAGCATACAGATAATAGTCACTTCTATCGCCATACGCGCGTGAATGAACTGTATGCTTCAGTGACAACTAAATGTAACATTCTCGAATCTCCTCACTTAAAAAAATGGGCGGCTAAATTAGCTGTTGAGCATTTTGTAAATGAGGTAACGCTCGATAGGAACATTCTTATTGAGCCAGGCAGAATTGAGATTTTACAAAAAGCTTCAATATTGAAGCATCAAGATACCTTCGAAGATGCCGGTGATGTAGGTACTCGCGGTCACGCTGTTGTTGAACAATATCTTAATCAATGGATGGAAACAAAAGTCCGACCAGATGATATAAGAAAGTTCATTAATGACGAGGATATGCGCGTATTTGCCATCGCTCGCAGTGCAGAAATGTTCTGCAGAGATTGGAATGTCATTCCGATTGCTTCAGAAATGAGAGTTGCTTCTACTAAATACAAGTTCGCAGGAACCTTAGATTCACTTATGATGGTGCTTAGCATTACAGAGAAAGGGAAAGGAGATTGTATCAACCACGATTTCCTTCCACTCTCCCAGAGTAATCCTCTTAAAGTTAAATGCCTTCATTGTGAATTAAAAGGTCAATACGAATTCGCTATTGTGGATTGGAAGACCTCTAACTCAATTGATAAAGTAGAGTATGCCATGCAGACCAGCGCCTACTGGCAAGCACTCTACGAGATGACAGGTCTGAAGCCTAAGAAGATATTTATTGTGAGACTTGATAAGGCTCATGCTAAATATGAGGTACGATGTTTGTCGAACCGTACCAAAGCATTCAAGGCTTTTGTGCTTGCAACGAAGATTTATGATTGGTTACATGACAATGAGCCAAAGCTAGTATCAGCAAATTCTCGTGAGCGTATTTCACTTGAATCATTAGTCGTTAATACAGAATCATCAAATGGATAATGAACAAAAAGCTCTGTTTAATCGCTACGAAGATATCAAGACTGAAATTCGTAAGCTAGAAACAGAAGCCGAGGAGATAGCTCCTAAGATTATTTCTTTGGTTCCAGAGGATAAAGAACTGCAAGGTGAGAAAGGATATTTCTATATACAGAAGCGTAACAAATGGAAGTATAGTCCTGCTCTTACTAACGCAGAGAAGAAACTCAAGGAAGATAAGAAGAGAGAGGAAGCCGATGGCACAGCCGAGGCAACTGCAACTCCGGTCTTATACTACAAGAGTGGAACAATCCCAGAGAAGAAAGAAGAATAATAAAAAAGCCCTCGATGTGAGGGCTTTTTTATTTGCTATTACTTTTCTTGAAAAGGTTTAATAAAGAAGTTGTAGAACGCTGATGAAGCAGCGAGAACTCCTAATATTGACTCCCATACATTCGTATCCTTAAGGAAGAAGTACGCACCTCCGAGGACAATCGAAAGAAGTATTGTGAGCCACATTGCCCCAGCTGAGTTTGTGCCAGTCTTCATTTTAATGAGCTGAACAAGTCCAGAAAGAGCAACACCTACGATACCTATTTGTAAAAATTCATTCATATAATTAATTATTAACTAATATGTCTGTTAATGCCTTAATTTGCCTACCAATTTCGACCTTATCAATTGGCGCAAGTTTCGATTTCACATCAAGGATGAAGGCTTCCCATGTTTTACCTATCTTAGAGAAGGCATTGATAGGGTCGGTCCTTCGCCCTGGGTCCAGCCTATGATGACCTACGAGCTTTGTTTCATTGAGACTGTACTTTTTAAGTAAAGAAACAATGTACTCAACATAGTTCTCATAAGCTTTCTTTGAATCGAAATTACCCTTAGTTGTGTAGCATAACTCAACACCAAGGGCAGCATCGTTAGAGTCGAGACCAAAGAGTTCATTATCCTGTGGCTGACCATAACGAACATGCCATGCTTTTTCATCAAGTGGAATACACTCGATGACACCTTTATCATCCACAAAGGCGTGAGCCGATGCGGACATTTCATTTGCAGAGTTGATGTAGTAATTTACATTGCCTTCTGCTGTAGAAGAATCGTTACCGGTATCATGACAGACAATAAATTTAACACCGGTATTTTTAAGACCGCTTCTTCGTAATGTACCTATTGGAATTAATTTAGTTTGTATTGTCATGTTCGTTTTTTATACTTTTAAAGTGTTCTTCTAACAGACCATATAAGTGTTCGACATTCTTATTTGTGTCTGTGACTACTTGCATAACAGCTTTAATTGATTCACCTGTCATCTTTTGAAACTCAAGAGTCGCAGCATCGCGCCCTTGGAGTATTTTAGCCATCACTTCGTTCTCAGTTTTAATCCTAGTGAGTTCTAGTATTGTGGTCTGCTGAGAAGCTTCAAGGTCTTTCACCTTAGTCTCAAGTGCATCTACAGTTGATTTCAATAAATTAATAAGGCGGTCATCAGCCTTGTCAGTCTCTTCTCGTTTTTCTTTTACACCTTTTCCAAAAACAGAGAAGAGGGCAAAGCCACCAAGAATAATAATGGTGATTGCAGTTATCCAATTTGATGCTGTGGTTGGTAATAAATGTTCCATAATATTTTATCGACTTTTCTTAACTTCTTTTAATTCTTCACGAAGGCGCTTAGCGTATTCTTTTTGACCGTCTCGCTGAGCATCTTTCGCTGCACGTTCCAATTCTCTAATCTTTGTTTCGGTATCCCAGAGATAGAACTTCTTTGCGTAACTTGGGTTATACAAGGAAGTCTTACCGAACATAGATTGAAGAATTCTGTCTCCTGTGGTTCCATCAGGCGTAAAACGCCCACCACGCTTCTCAGAGGTTGTAATGGTTCCGATACCAAGAGGAAGCCTAAACCCTGCTTCTGGGGCTACTCTGTTGATTAAGGAAGGTGAATCTTTGTCTCCGAAGATGGAGCCAGGGTTCAATTTATCAAGCTCATTTAGGATACGGATATTCTTCAAAATATAAGCTGTCTTCTTGCGCATTGTGAGACCGAGGTAGCTTTGATTCTCCTCTGGATAACGCTCTATTTTAGAAGGCTGACCGAATGTATCCTCAAAGAAAGTAGACTGGTTAGCCCACAATTCGATAGGAGTTTTCAAGAATGGTGAGACGGATGTAACAAGGTTTTCAGTTGGCTGAGATAGGAAGTCAATTGCTTGCGCTGCTGGGAGCCATGAACCTAAAAGGAAATACATTGTGTTGCCCTCTTTGTCATTTCCAACTCTGATACCTACGTTATCTTTGATGTAGTCACCAAGGTATTTTTCATTTGGCTTCTCTACATTATTCTCAATCATATTAGTAACCTTTGGAATTGCAGCGAACTTAGCTGGTTGTTTAACAAGCTGACCTAATTGAAGAGGAATGTTTTTACGAGTCCATGTGTAGAAAGGAACAACTCTTTTGAATAGGTTCTTTTCAGTTGAAGTAAGGTCACCGTAATCGAATAGGAATTTCTTAACAGATATCGCAGCATCGTCAAGAGTTGCACCACCCTTAAGTTTTGAAATGAAGTGAGCAAGACGAGCGTTGTTTTCAAGAACGGAACCGGCTGCACGATTGGCTTTGAATAGTCCGAAGTTTTGTTTAAGAGGATTCCATGATGCACCTCCGAGTTCAGAAGAGAGAGCCATATCAATGTCTTTCGCGTACCAACCTTCATTAATAACACCACTTCTTTTCGCAGCTTCAGTGATAGTTTTTGTATCCCATACTCTTCCAGCATCATCAGTGAAATTAATCATCTTGCCATTTTGGACCATACCAGCTTGGTAATAATCTTTAGGGTCAACGACTCCACCTAGGAAGTTATTCCACATGTTACCCACAAAGTTTCGAACGTGATATGAAGGAGCTGTAAGCGCTTGAGCTTTCCACCAGTTTTGAACACTATCGAAGCTCTTAAGAGCCTTAGAAAGTGAAGCAGGTTTCACAGCTTCATAGTATTCATCAATTTGTTTTGCGATGTCAGCAGGGAATTTAAGACCCTTCAAATCTTTAACCTTTGTTTCTACCCCCGAGATATTCTCACCTTCTTTAAGAGCGAAGTCTTTAACAGAGTTAAAGAATTCTTTTGAAGTGGTTGCCTTAGCTGAACCAAGTGCGCGTTTTGCATAAACGATAGCTGGTCGGTCATCGAATGTGATACCGAAGTTGTCACGAATTTGCTGGATAGTTCCTTCATAGTTACGAGAAAGAGATGAGTCAAGTTTAGTTGACCATACTTTTGCATCACCGAATTTACTAGCACCTTCTTCCATATCATCAATAGTTCCATCAGCTTTCACAAAGAAATCTTTGAACTTAGCCCAAGCACTTCTTGAATCTTTAGCACCAGTTTTTACTAATTGGTGAGGGAAGTAGTTTTCAATATCAGTCTTAAGAAGACCAAGACCTTCTTCTGTCTTTCTTATATCTTTAAAATTTAAATCAAGTCTCTTTGCTGCAGTATCAATAATGTCATCACCTGATTGAACACCAGTTTCGATAACATCAATAACTCTTCGAGCTTCCTCTGGAGAAAGTTGTGCAAGGTCATTCTGTAGAGACATTGCTTCATCCATAACTTTTCCTTTTTTGTATTCCAAAAGATTAGTGAAATGCTCTTTCACTTTATTGAAACCTTCATCGCTAGTCTTTGTAGAAAAAACATCAGCAACCATTTTAGATGCTTTTGTTTGTTTGATTCCAGCAGCTAAATTATCAAACATATCATATATACGAGTACCACCAGCTAGAGATTTCTCCCAGCGAGTGTTTGCAAAAACTGTAAGAAGCGCACGTTGTCCTTTAGCAACCTGCTCTGCTTTAGTCTTTCCAATTTTAAGCATATCGTCAGTAAGACCAAGAGCTTTTATTTGAGCTGCTAGTTTTGAATCTGCTTTGATTGTATCTCCAGCAAGTTTAAGCTTAGTAGCTTTTTCTGCTAGTTTACCTTTATTTGTAAGACCACCACCTACGAAGTTTAATGGGTCGGCTGCGATGTCTGTAATAAGACCAAAGATTTGTGGCACTCCATCGTTCCAGAAATTAACCATAGTCTTTTCACTTGCCTCACCGTCACCAATTTTTACTGCATCCCAATTCTCTGAGAAGACATCAGTGAAACTTCTTTGACGAGTACCAGTTAGAATACCTCCAACTTTACCTGGGATATTTTTAGTATTTTCCAAAGCATCTTTGATAGATGACATATCACCAGACTGAACACCATAAGCAACATCACCAATCACGCGACCAGTTTCTTCCGCAAGAGTGGCAACCACACCAATCGGCTTCATTAATTGCTTTGAAATTTTACTCCAAAGAGAAGGGTTTTCTGATTGTAACTTTCTAGCCTCATCAACATTTCTTGGAAGGGTTGATGTATCATCTCCAACTAAATCTTTCATCATAGAAGATTTTATTGGTACTCCTCCAGCACCTTTTGTTCCTGCAAAATTAGAAAGGGAGCCACCATTCTTAGTTGGGGTTAGTGTGTTACCTTTATTATTTTGTGCAAAATCTGATAGTGGCATATTTTTTTAATTTTAGTAGATTCCAAAATCTTCTGGATTCTTACCATTGCTCATAATTTCTTGCTTCTTTTCTTCATCACTCATACCTCTAGCCTCCTCTGAAGAAAGCCAGCTCCATACAGTAGAATCAGGAAGTTCAACGTCTTTTGTTTTAGCAAATTGAAGGAAAGCATCTCCAAGAAGTTTTTTAGCATCTGCTTCTTTAATTTGGTTATCACTAAGAGGTCCTTCAAATTTATCACTAACAATCTCTTTTTCACCAAGAACATTCTCAGCGTATCCCATAACAGCACGAGCCTCAGATGGTCCACCAACAAGCTTACCGGTTGAGTTAGCGTAAAGAGAAAGGATAGGATTTCCATAATCAATTGATTCGTTCGCTGCGCGAGTATTAATAAGTGAGCGAGTATTTGTAAGGTCTGCTTCAGCCTTCGCAATATCAAGCTTATATTCTTTTGAACCGCGGACTTTTTGTTGTGCGACATCAAATGAATCTGAGCGTGAGATACCAGCACTAGGGTATTTTGTTGCAAGTGAAACAACTTGTGCTGCTTCTTTCTCAGCTCTTTCAGCAGAGAGTTTATTAACTTCTCCCATAAGGAGATTAGGGTCAATACGAAGGTCTTTTGCTGCACTGATGATGTAGTTAAGAGACTGTGTTTCATCCATACCAGCAATACTTTCCAAAAGGGTAGGAGCGATTCTTTCTGAACGGTCAATTGCGTTCTTAAGAGTTGATGATTCTGTTTGACGAATTTCTTCAGAAAGCTTAATTGATTGGTCAAAGAATTTATTTCTTCGGTCATTAATTTCTTTATCAAGATTTTTAACTTCCTCAGCTTTTTTACGAGCAAGTTCAAAAGATTTATCATCAATAGCATTATTTGCTTCACGGATAGCAGCTGCTCGTTTTGCCTCAAGAGCAGTAATCTCTTGTCTATGTGTTTGGGCTAAATTGTTTAAAACGCCAACTCCAGAAATTTGTGTGCCAAGATATCCTCCAGCTCGCATAAGAGCAACATTAGTTGTTCCTTTTTCACGATTCTGAGCATCTTCAGTTTTTACTTTAGTAGCATCGAAGGAAGCATTGATACCTTCAATCTCAGCCTTTCTTCGCTCTTCAAGTTTAGTTAATTGGTCATCAATAAGCTTCATATAATCTTCTGAAGCTTTCTTTGTTGTCTCTATATTAGGGTCAGGAATATTAAGTCCTTTAATTAAGGATGTAGTATTTCTTTCATCTTGAACAACATTGTCAGATGAACTTACAATATTTTTTGTATTAGTTGTTTGCTGTGAATTAGCTAGGTCTGTAGCTTGGTCTTTTGGAGTAGTTGCAGTTGATACACCCTTCAAAAGATTCTGAAGGATTTTAGTGTTGGCATCAGCGTTCCCTGCATTAACAGCGTAGGTTGAAGCATTGTACCCTGCTGCTTCGGCTGCTGCTTTGAATGCTGGGTCAGCAAAGCGCTCTGCTGCTGTTTTAGGAAGCACTTTATTTTGTGAACTATAGTATTGTGATAAATTTTGTGGTTGCATAATTTTATATTTAATTATCCTTCAGCTTCCCAATGTATTTGAAACGTTTGAGAACCAGGAGCATTAGTTTTAACCCAAGCAATACTTATATTTGTGCTATCGACCGATACCGTACCTTCATTGTAAGCATTATTTGTTGCATCACTTATTAATGTTAATGCCTTAGTAGCACTATTCCCACCTCTTTTAATAGCATTGTTAGCACCTGAAAATATACCTGATTGACCACCTGAGTCGTATGAACCAAAGGCTGTATGAACAGCTCCTGATGTACCAGTATCACTTGTAGCCCAAAACCTAACTCTTTTTGGAGCAGCACCAAGTCCGTGAGCTATAGTTTGTGTTGTATCTGCATCAGAAATATTTTTTGTTGTAACACCATTTTTGTAAGTAGTTGCAACTGTTAATGGAGAGATTATCTGAAAATTTGTACCATCATAAATAACTTCAACAATTTGATTTTGCAATATATCACCTGTTGCCATATCATCAGAAACATTTTTCTTTATTGTTTTAGCACCAAGTGAATTTACGTTTAAAGTACATGCACCTGTATTAGCAGTTCCAGCCTTAAAACGAACAACCATTCCAGTAAAATATGCAGGTGGTGTTGGAGTAAGTGTAACTGCATATGAATCTGTACCCACTGAATCAGCTGCATATAAAGTAGAACCATCTTGGTCTACACCATATACGCTATCAGTAGCCATAAGTAATTCATTAGTAGAAAGCGCCCATCCTACAAATCGCATATTTGCACCAACTGTTGTTGATATAGTACCAGCTGTTCCTGAAATATAGTATTGGCTTCCAGCTGTTAGTGAAGTACCTGTCCTATTTATTCCACCAATTCTAATTATACCTACACCATCAGCAGAGGCAGCCGATTGCATAACACCTATTTTAATACCCTTAGTTGTACCAACTGCATCAGCATCAGTTTTCCACCATTTTTGGTCTGATGTTTTGAAATAAACCCAATCTCCAACAGACAGAGACTCTCCTGCTGTATCTACAATTAGGTTTTCTCCAAGAGTTGAACCTAGACCATTTGGAGCAAAGAGAAGTCTTGTGGTTGAAATAGCCCAACCTATAAATTTTTGGATTGTACCAGGTGTTGTTGAAATTGCACCAGCTGTATTTGAAAGATAATATTTTCCAACAGTTAATCCTGTTAAGTTTTTTTCTAGTCCACCGATAAGTATTGTAACTGCATTACCAGCATTAGCTGAACCTTGAGCAAAACCAAGTTGAATTAAATCAGTTGTTGCAAAGGCATCAGCATCAGCAAGCCACCATCTTGAATCTGATTCTTTAAAGTAACATAAATTTCCTGCAACCAATGTTTCACCAGCAGTTCCAGGAATAAGATTCTGGTCATAAGCAGCAGAGCCACCAACTACAGCATCAACATATGCTTTAGTAGTAAACTCGTCTGATGATGTTGGAGTAGTTGAACCAGATTTCTTAGGAAAACTTGAAAAAGTTTTTACTCCATCTACATCTTGGTCTCCGACTGTTCTAACAACATGCTCAAGAAGTTGTGGCACATCTGTACCAAGTTCAACTATTGTTTCATTCTTAATCCATGTAAGTTTATTTGCAGTAACCTCAGTCGTAAGGTCTCCTGTAAATTTAAGACCTCTTCGAAGAACAGTTATCGAAGCGCTTGCAATTGTTTCTGGGTCAAGCTCCATTATTTCCATCAGAGTGTTTGAATCATTACGCAAGATTGCGTAAAGTTTTGTACCAAAGTCAGATGAAGTTAGGGCATTCCCATCCCATCCAAGTATATTGTTTACTTGAATAGCAGAAGATGCTGCTGTGATGGAAGCAGCTAATCTTTTTGACGGTACAGTTGTAAATTTTATTGTTGCCATATAGTTATATTATACTAAATACTTTTAATTCTTGTAGTGTCGACTGATACACTTTCTGATAATCCGAGACCGATTCTCGTCACCTCGTAGTCCAGGTCGCTTCCTGAAGAGGAAAACCCTACCGAGAAGTGGTTTCCATACTGGAATGGGAAGTAAACTCGGAAGTAAAAGTGCCTACGACCTTCCGAATCAGCTTCGCCAACTGCTCCCATTGGTCTTAATCCTATTGGAGCCGAACCAAGGAATGCTCCGATTTCTTGACCATCCAACAATGAGCTTTCTGTTCCCGAAAAATCAAAGCTGAGGAATTCAGAATTAGAGAAATCTTTCCATGCTTTGAATGTAAATGTTGAGTTTCCTTTTATATACCCCTCAAGGTATATAGCATTCAAAGCTTGAGAATATCCATGAGATGCTGTCAAATTCATGAAGTGACTTGCATAGTCTGAAGATATAGGGAACCTATCAGTACCAACAACATCTGAATTACCAGTATTAAGTTGATAAACATTTGGTGTATTACTTTCTATGTAATATATAGAATTATTAAATCTTTCAAAAAAGTTTGCATGAATTTCCCACACTCCTTCAAAAGCTTTGTTAACTTTATTATAAACAAGCACAATATCATTATTAGTTTCTGTGCTTATTGATTTACATGGAATATAAATTCTATCTACATCTTCAATTCCACGACCTGTTCCAAAAACATAATCATTAAGAAGTCTTTGGATTTTAAATCCAATATTATCTGTTTGAGGTAAAACGTCTTTTGATGCTACACGACCGATTGAAGTAAATTTCTTATCTTCACTTATAAAATAAATGTCATCAGAACCCTTAATAACAGGACCAACAGAACCAACCTCAGCTTTTAATGGAGTTCTATTTGCTAAATCATTAGCATCTTGAGAATATTGAACAGATTCTATATATCTATTTTTAAAAACGTAAGCTGTATCTTCTTGAGCAACCACATCTGTTATATCGCCACCTCCATATGGAGTTGCAATAATATCTCCTTCACCAGCCACGCGAGTTGCTGTAAAAGAAAAGTCAGTTGGGTCAGAAAGTTTTGAAACAAAGTAAGAACCAGCAGAAGCAAAACCAGATAGGACTCCGCCAGAATCACGAGCAAGTGCTGAGCGAACATTCCCTACAATAATTCTTCCAAGGTAATTTGCTAAACGATTACCTCTTGGGGCAGCAGGGTAAGTTGTTGGAACTAATGCTACTGCACTATTGTCTGCAGCTGCATGAGCGCTTGCTACAGTAAATTTATTGTATTCAGGGATTGCTGTATAAGCGATAGTTGTTCCATTATATATTAGTGTTCCAGAAGCAGGGAAAGCTGCTTTACGAATCTGGAATGTACAAGAACCTGGGTCTGAACCAAGGGTATCAAAGGTTATTGTATTGTTATCATTTGATGTAATTAATCTAATCTTTCCAGAGTGAACACCTGATGTTATGTATACATACATATTAATCCACATACTTGCAGCCCATGGAGTTCCAGATACATCTAAGGTTGTGGCACTTGAAGCTGATGCAGTTTTGCTTTCAAAAATTTCTTCTGTAAGAACCGAATCAACAATAACTGATGTTTCAGCTCCAACTAAGGCACCATCTAAAAGAGTAACAGCGCCCTGCCATCTTTGATATTCTTCATAACGATTACAGAAAACAACGAAGTCTTCATTACTTGTATTTACTAATGAAGTAATAAAACCAAATTCTTTATCTGATGTAAAACCATTCTTTAATCTCCACCAACCAGCTGAAGAATGATTTTTTGAATATACTTCTAACTCATCATCATAAGCCTTAAGAAGAAATTCATCTGAATCATAAGACTTCCTAAAGTTATACAGACCTTTACCAGACAATGCACTTGAATTGAATGTTCCAAGTAAAGAAGTTCCAAGTCGAGGAGAAATACCACCCCTGTCAGTAATGCGCATGTTTCTCATTATTCGCGCAGTACCAAATGGGGCTTTGGTGGTATCTTCAAGAGCGTACAAACCTAATTTGAACTTCTCGTAGTCTATGAAAATGTCTGTTGATTTTGGCATAATTAATAATCGTGATAGTTACTTGTCATAATTTTTGCGTGGCTAGGATTTTGCATCATATAAGCTTTCGCTTTATTGATAAATCCTGACTCAGCATTCTTTGATATATCGTATTCTTTTACTTCGGCTGCTGCCTTTTCAATCGCTTTCTGTATAATGATTTGGTATTCGTCTGCATCAGCAACCAATAAATCAGAATCATCTGTTGAGTTTTCTTTATAAGCACCAGCAGAAGATTGCCATCCATATTTTGTGTAATACTCAACATTGTGAATAACTCCTTTTTTAAGAACCAACCAATCAAACTTATAATCTGTTTCTGAGACTTTACCTACAGCTTTTGTCATATAGATTGCAAAGTATTTGATATTTGTATTTGTTGGAGTTCCAGTTGTTGAGTAAGAAGAAACATCAAACTTAAGAAGATTCCATCCATTTACGAATGCAGTTCCATCAGCTTGTGTTGTTACTGTCTTAGAGTAGTAATTAGATGAGTCAGTACCAAAACGAAGAATGTAGTTTGTAAGGTTTGTTGTTGATGCAATCTTTACCCAAATGAAGAATGAACTTGTGCCACCAAAGTAGTCGGTCATGTCAAGAGCATTAATAGAAGAATGTTGTATACCGGCTGTGGTTCCACCACTTGCATTAATATTGCATTTTATAGAACCATTTCCTTTAATATAGTCATCACTATCAGCTGATAAAGTTTCCATGTCTCCAAAAGCAGCCCAACTAGAGCCATTAGATGAACCTGAAGTAAGTGAATCTAATTCTGAAGCAAGAAGTTCTTTATCATTTACATTTGAATTAATTTGAAGAACACGAGTGCCATTGTAATCTTTTATTGCAATAGCACCTCTTTCTTTTCGGAGCGCAAATTCTGTAGTAGGAACAAGATAAAAATCTCCATCTTGTCTTTTTGCTTGTGCAGGTATATCAATTATTTTTTGTGCAGCTAAGTCAGCAGGACAAACATAATCAGATATTCCATTATATAAATTAGGTGAAAGAGTTGTTATTCTTCGAGCAGAACGAAAATCAAGTGGCATTAGTCTACCTCTTTCATCAATAAAACCGTTAGCAAAACATTCTCTAACAGCTTCATTTACTGTTTCGTTCGCATCAATAAGCATCCCTTGTTTTCCATGGATACCTGCATTCATGCGTGATTTAAGTTGTGAACGTGTATATATCATATAATTAATTTTACCATGTATAAATAATTGCGTAGCCTTTTCCTCCTAATCCACCAGCACCACCGAGACCAGGGTTCATTCCAACACCGCCACCACCTCCGCCTCCACCGCCAGTACCACCAGCACCACCGGCTGCTCCTGCAGTTGAAGCGGTAACAGTTGTTCCACCACCACCACCACCAGCACCACCTTTTGTTGAGTCAGCAGAAGCTCCAGCAGAACCAGCGGTTGGCGAAGCACCATCTGTACCAACAGCTCCTCCTCCTCCAGCAGAATATCCACCAGATTTACCACCAGCACCACCAGCAATAATAGCTGGAGTAGCAGAGTGTGAACCGCCAGCACCACCACCACCACCTCCACGAACTGAGCCTCCACCTAATGATGAAGCAACTGGTGTGGCAGCAATACCTGCTCCTGCAGCACCTCCATTTTCAGCATTTCCTGTTGTTGAGACAGCAACGGTACCTGTAACACCTTGACCTCCTGAACCATTAGTAGCTGCAGTTGGGAGACCTCCTGCCCCACCGGAAGTAGTACCTACACCACCAGCACCACCTATTCCTCCACCTCCGCCGCCACCAGTAACAACTGCAGAAATTGCACCACCTCTTCCTCCTCCTCCTCCATAAGCTGTAAGTTTGGTACCAAAAGTTGTGTTGCCACCAACACCACCATCGCCACCGGCTGCTCCTGCAGCACCAGGTGTTCCAGCTGTTCCACCAGCACCAATTGTGACAGTTTCAGTTGCACTTAAATCAGATGCCTGAAATACACATCTAGCCCATGCACCACCTCCACCACCACCTCCGCCTTTAGCAACTACAGCAGTTGCAAGAGATGCACCGGCACCACCTCCACCACCACCACCAATTAATTCAACAATAACTATCTTAGGAGTAAAAGATGTTGGTTTAGTCCATGTATTTGCACCTGTTGTATCAAATATCTGAACATCTGTTGGTCCTCCTTGATTACCAATAATAGGAGTACCAGAGCTGTTAGCTTTCATCCATCCACTTGAATCTGTATATGTTAGAGATTCACCTGTTCCAAGTGTTCCTTTCCATAAAATGTATTCAGTACCATTGTCAGAAAATTTGACTGTAACAGTTTGTTGAACAGTATCTTGGTTATATATATTAATTAAATCAACAACTCTTTGAGTAGATGCACCAGGAGAACCAACAATCGTAACATCTGTAGTATTGTTTGTGTTAATAACTGTTCTTCCTGGAGTGAAAGCAGAGGTTGTAATATCTCTCCAAGAGGTAACACAACGAAGCTGGTTAGTTGTAACACTACCACCTAATACTGCTTCTATTAAATCTGTTGTTGCGTTTAAAATAATCATATATTATGCTCCACAAAAACTCCTTGCTAATACTTGTGGGTGAGTTAATCCACTTCCTGCTGACATTAAGTCCAGTATCGACTGTACTGTTGCTTTTTTTAAATTACTTGAGTCAGAAGTGTCTCCTATTAATATTGTGTCATCAGCTGCAGCACTAACGCTTCCCTTATTAGAAATTGCAGTCTTATCAACAGTAAGCGTGGTACTACCAGTAACTTCACCAGTGTGTGTAGCATTGCTAACCTTTGCATTATTTGTAGTTGTATCTGACTCAAGTGTGTCTAGGTCAACATTTTGAGTCACTGTAATAAAACCAAGTTTAGTTTTCTCTGCTGCTGTTGCAAATTTATTAGTAGCACCAACACTAATATCATCAGTATCATCTACAGATTTATTAAAGTAAGGAGATAAATCTTGGTCTCCGGTGTTTGTACCAGAAAGAGACAAGTCTGATTTAAATTGAGCTATTGTTCTATTGACCCATGCTCCAGCTTTTCTTTGAATAATATCGTCATTCGTTGGTGATAATCCAGCAATAGCTGTTAAGTCAGAATCTATAGGTTGTTTTTCTGAATCAAGCTCATTAATAGCATCTTGAACTGTTGTTGAAGCAATACTTCCTGCGGGTGTATTGGTTATTTGTCCTGCATTATAGTCACCAGAAGCAGCAACCACATTACCATTTCTTCCAAATACACTACTAACATCATCTGTTGCATCAAGTTTAGTCCAGTTACTTGCATAAGTTGTAGTAGATGCGTTATTTGCTACACCTATTAGTCTATCTCCAACTGCAAAAGCAACTCCATCAACTGTTCCTGCTATTGATACTGTATAAAACCATCCTATTTCTGCAGAACCAGTACCGGGAAAACTACCAGAAGAAGCATCCCAATTACCTTTATAAACCATTCCGTTAGCCAGAGCAGCAATATCAGTCTCCATTTGGTCAAGGTCAACTGCTTGTGTAACAGAAATATAACCAAGCTTAGTTTTCTCTGCTGATGTTGCAAATTTATTAGTTGAACCAACTGTTATATCATCAGTATCATCTACAGATTTATTAAAGTATGGAGTAAGATTTTGGTCTCCAGTATTTGTACCAGAAGTATTTTCAAGAACTGTACGCTGTGCATCAGTTATATATCTTTTATTTGTAGAATCTGCGATATCTGCTGTATCTAATACAACATCTCCAGTTTCACCATTTACTGAATCAACTGCTCCACCGCCACCTCCACCACCTGTATTATTTACAGTAACATCTTCACCATCAACAATAAATTCAATACCAGTTCCACCGATAAAGTTAGTGTTTCTAGCTCTTGGTATACTATCTATTTTTATTATGTATTGTGGAGATTCTTTTTTCATAATTTTAAGCTAAGCCATTAATGTTTTTAACGCTTGATATAGATAGACCTTTTGATGTCTTAACAGATGCTATAAGAATACCATCGATTGAACTTATTGAAGTTGTAGAATAAACTACTACCAACTTAGGGTCAGTTGAATCTCCAGCCTGATTAACACCTCTTGCATTGTTTATACCTCCTCTTTTTGTTACAGCCCAAGTACCAGTAAATGAGTTATTAAAGTCCCAAGAAGTAAGCCAACCAAAGAAACTATTTCCTGTTTTATTTATTGAGGCAATACCACTAGCGTTAAGACTTATGTCATTATAAACACCACTACTCCAACCTCCATTTGCTATACTTCCGAAAGAAGTAGCGCCATAACGTGCCTGAGCATAGTCAGCAGTAGAAAATGCACTTTCACTATTAGGTGTTCCATCTACTGTGTAATAATCAGGATTTGCTGTTGCAAACTCATTATAAGCACTTCCTCCATACAAACTATTTGTTGCAGAAGAAATAGTTGCACTACTACCTATTGATGAAGTATCAAAACCTACTAATGCTCGATAATTAGCATAGAAATTATTTGATGTATTAGAGACATCTGTTTCTAAATAGAAAGAAATAAAATCGTCATAACCATATGCTGTCGTTCCAGCACCAGCACGGATAGTAGTAAGACTTTCATTGACACCATTTCTTCGGACATAACCACTACAAGGAGCGCCACTACCAGAAGCAGGATAAGCGGTCAGTGTAGTAAATCCAAAGCTAAAATTAGGAGCAAATTTATCAGCAAAGACTTCGTCCCAATAGTGAAGCATCCACCAGAATGGTTTAAAAGCATAGTACATTCTTTTTGAGAATTTATCATGAGTTCTAAAATCTGCTGTGATAAAAAACTTCTTATCTTTATATTCTACTTTTTTAAGAAACCTATTTGGGAAGATTCCATAAATTACTTCATTTAATGGATGGTCAATTTTTCGTATTCTCATTACCCATCTAAACCAAACTTTTATTATTGGAGCATTTAAAAGAAACAACAATACTCTTTGATGCTTCTTGAACCATTTTTCGTTGAATGCTTTATAATGTTCCATATTATTATGTGTGAGTTATGTAATCTGAACTTGGGCAGAAGAATAATTCATCTGCAGTATTAGCAAATCCAACTACACGAATAACAACATCAGTAGTAGTTGGTTGTGTTCCAGTAATATCTCCAGCTGTTTCAGATACATAAAGTGGATTGTTTACTGTCATTGCAGGGAATGCTGTATCAGCGCGAACCTTACCCCAGAGAAGCATTTTTGTAGCGCTTCCATCTGAAGCTGCAGCAAGAACACAAATTCCAAGTCGTCCGCGAGAATCTCCATCTGCACCTGCGGCTGCGTTAGCATCACAAAGTTCCCATCGAGAATCGGTAGGGTCAAGGTAACAAAGGTCTCCGAAAGCAAGAGTGGCTCCTGCTGTTCCTCCTTCAACTATTCCAGAATATTTTCCATCTGCTGAAAGTGCCGGGTCAAGAAGTACGCCAAATTCTTGAAGTTCAAGTTCCCCTCCTAGTTGCGGAGTGGTATCTTCAACCATGTTTGCTATAGCACCAGTTGCTACACCAGCAAGCTTTGTTTTTTCAGTGTTAGTGTACGAACGGTTTGTTGAACCATCAGCAATTTCATCTTGTGTGATGTTTGAATCAGTTGAAACCATTTGGAAATTAGTTCCATCGTAAACAACACTAATAATTGAACCAGCTTCAATATCTCCAGTTGCAGTATCTTGGTCTGTATTTTTCTTTATAGTCTTTGCACCAAGACTGTTTACATTCAAAGAAGAAGCACCAGTGTTAGCAGTGTTTGCTTTGAAAGTAAATATCTGACCGGCTACATAAGCAGAAGGTGCAGGACTTAATGTAATCGCATACGCATCACTCGCTTGTGCATCAGCTGCATAAGTATAGGTAGCATTTTGTATATTTGCTGCAGTTGCGAATGTTGATGTACTTATAATTGGTATTCTTCCCATAGTATTTTTTTAATCACTGTTAAATAATTTAACTTTCAACGTAATCGCTCCAGCTGACCAAGCAGTAGGAAACGCTGTAAGGTATTTAAGTCCGTTTGTGTTGACTTCATATGTTCTATGTAAGTCTGTTCCAGCGCTTGTAATACCACCATCTCCTTCAACCGCTGCACCATCTTCCAGGTTTATGATTGCTGGATATGTATAAGGATTAGTATCACTTTGAGTTGCTCCAAAATTTGGAGTATCTCCATGAGAGTTAGCATCGCCAGAAGTCTTACCTAGAGAAGAAGCAACTTTTATTGTTGCATTCAAACTTCCTGAAGTGTGGAGTTCAAGAACAGCGTGAATATAATCTTCTACTAAGATTATTTTTGGTGCTGAAACTACAATTCCACCAGCACCAGCACCACCACCTGAGCCAGCAATATTTGCTCCTGTGTATCTATCCTGAAGAGAGAATGTGTCAGCTGTTAATCTAGTTACTTTATAAATTCCATTTGCTGCTATGTTGGTTGTGTGACCAAAAATTAAAACAAGGTCGCCAGTGGCAAACCCGTGTGAAGTAGCGGTAACAACAATTGGAGTAGCATCAGTAGAACTGGTTATTGCAACCGGTGTTACTGAGTCAAAAATTGAATATTCTTTATAATTTCTCATATGATTTAATTAAATTAATAATTGATTAAGGCTTCTGACCTTATACCAACCCTCGTAAAAGGGCTGGGTAAGGGCAGAAGACTATGAATCGACTGCTGGAAGAACGTAACCTGTTGCACCTGCAACACCAGAAGCTCTGTTTTCGAAGAAACCAAAACCAGATGAAGCAGTAACAAGTATTTCTGCTGCAGTGTCCGCATGTTGTGCGTAGTTGTTTGCAATAATACCTGTGTTTGTACTTTGGTTTGTTGTGATAAGCAATCCTCCTGTAGCTGTGTCGGTGTTAAGGCGATAAACCTTGTTTCCTTCACAACGAAGGTTGGTAACAATTTTACCAGCTGCAATAGCCATAAGCGTAGCAGTGTTATTTTGTACACCAACATTTACATAGTTGTTAGATATTGTGACAGAATCATTTGTTCCATCCATCTTAACCATGTAAAGAGTAGCTGTATCAGGTTCAATCCAAGAACAGTTAGTGATAGACAATCCATCAGCATCAGCAGTTGTTGTATTTGTATCAACAACACTTAAGAAGTTCATATTTGTAGCTGTTGCCTTAAAGGAACAGTTATCAAGTTTGAAATTCTTTGCTGTAGTTAGAGTAAACACTGAGACAATATCGGCAAAGTTTGCAGAGAATATAATGTTTTTAATAGCAATATTCGCAGCAGAAACTCCGATAGTTGTATCTGTTCCTGTATCTAATGTGATAACAGGTCTATCATTACCATTACCAAGACCAATAATTTCAATTCCAGCAACATCAAGCGCGAGCGCTGTTGATGAAGAAATTGTCTCAGTGTGTCCTGGAAGGACCATGACTTTATCTCCTGCATTTGCAGTACATAGACCGACTGCTGCATCAATAGTTGCAGCGAAACGTACTCGACCTGATGGGTCCGGTACGAATAAATCAGTATACATATCACGATATGCAACAGATGATTTACCAACAACAAACAGTTTACCGGCAACACCTAAGCCCATTCTCTCGGCTACAAGTCTTCCGTATCCTGAATTTAAATTGAAATTCATAATTTTATATAAGCTAGTAGTCCACCACCGTCCTAGAGAGAAATCTCTCTCATAACCCTATGCTTGCTTAAGCTAATAAAATACTAAGCAGTTCCATCTCCAGAAGAGAAACCGAGCCATGCTGCTGAGACGATAACAATCATCCAACCTGCACGAGTTCCAAAGTTCCAGTCATCGGTTGAAAACTCTTCAGCGTTCGAACCAACAGCAGGAAGCTTGATGTGAGCCTCTTCGTGGATACCAAGATATGCAGTTGACATCTCTGAAGATGCAACACCCCAATACTTAGACTTTGTAGAGTCATTAGCACCGGCTGCAGTAGTGTCAAGGCGAGGCAAAATAACATGGCGGTATTTACCTTGGTATGTATTAACAACACCAGAGTTATTTTGTGTGTTATTTGAAGAAGACTTCAAAGTTTCAGCAATTGTACGAACAGTATTTGGGTCATCAGCTGACCAGATAAGGTCGTCATTTATAACCATTTTCTCACCGAATTGGTTATAAGTATTTTGCTTACGCATTGTCTCCATACTCTCAAGCGCTCCAGGGGAGAATTGAGGGTTGTTAGCCAAACGGTTTCGGAAGGTTGTTGAAGACCCACGAAGTGTGTGAACTGTACTAAAGAGAGCAAGCGTATCACCAACAGCAATGTTGATTGTGTCACCATCCATATCAGTATAGCTAGTAGCTGTACCGAAAGTGAAACGGTGAGTAAGGTCCAAATCCATACGGTTTGGAGCTAGTTTACCAAGATTTGTAAGCTTTTCCTTGATTTCAAGGTACTTGCCTTGGGTTCGCATTTCGTAAGAAATACCAATATCTTTGGCGACACGGTACAAAGTACCAGTCTTTGAGTAACCTTGCTGAACGCGTGCGCGTGTAGCTTGGTCACTTTCACCCTTTTTCGATGCGTACTCTTCAAGGTCAATTTCTGAGAATTCTCTGGTATTACCAGTCATCTGAGGAATTGGAACTTCTTTGAAGAGTCCTGACTTACGAGCAAGTTGCGGAACGCTCATCGCGCCTTTATTCCAAAGGATTTCCGCATTTCTCACCATGTCAGATAGAACATTTATATTGAGTTCCATAATTTATGATTGAAATTAAACTATTAATAAGCACCATTGACCTTAAGGTAACCACGAATTTTTGTGCCTGAACCGCTGATTGGGCGGAAGACTTTATTTGTGGTGTCATCTAAGTCAAGGTTAGTTGCATCAACAATTCCGCACTCTACACCCTGGTGGGTTGCAAGAACGTATGTATCAGCTGTGTCCGCTTCCCAAACAACATGTCTTTCGACAGGAACGAGAACAGGGACTTTACGAGCAGTTGCGTAGTCTGAATCGCTTGAAGTAATTGCTTTTATCAAAACTCCAGCAACATCAGTATCGTTGTCATCTGCAGCTGCAATATATCCAGAAGTCCACTCTACGAGTGAATCTTTAGAAAGTGCAGTTGAAACAGTAACATCGAGATACTCAACTCTTGTCTTACCTTTTATCTTTTTAAATGCCATATATTTTTCTTTATGGTTAAGCGTATCAGATTAATAATGTAATCATCGTATTTTTTAACTACGGTTTTTTTCCACGATTTGAGGGCTATCGCCTGATACAACGCTCCTCGGATGATAATTTTTTAACTACGCTTTATTGCGCGAATCTGCTTGTATGCAGAGGGGTGATGTCCAGTCGCTTAAACACCACCACTCTGAACACAAACGAAAAACAGCGGAACAAATTAATATAGAGATTTCTCTCATAATTAAATTTGTATCCGCTGTTCTTCAGTCAGAGACAACTATAAAGCTGTAATGAACTATCTAAAGTATACAACAAGTATGTTTAAACATACAATTGTGGATAACTATGTTAAGTCGGTGGACTCGAAAGCCTTCATTATTCTGAAGGGTGCGCCATCCCTAACCTGCATAAGTATCTCCCCAAATCGAAAACGGTTCCGGATTAGCCAGATAAGCTGGAGTTCTTTAGGGGTTAATTCCCCTATCATCTCCTTAGTTACTGTCTTTGGTTGTGCCGGTAGTGTCTCCATTGCTTATTTTTTTAAGAATCTGGTCTGCTTCTAATAATGTTCGTGAACCCATTGAGTCTCCACTAGGAACGAAGTATTTATCATCTCCAGTCCATAGGTAACTCGTAGCTCTATCAAAAGCATTTAACAACTTTTCTGCTAGGTTGAGAGTAATGTATTTGATATCATCGTGTTTTACATTTTCCTCAAGAAGCACAGCTGCTAATTTTTCTAGGATTGGTTGATAACGAATTTGTCGCAATGTTGTCAGGTCAATAGGTGTTTCACTTACTAACCTTTCAAAAGTTTTTTTAGAGAATAATTCGGATTCGCCATTCTCATAAAATATTTTTACAACTTCATCACCTTCTGGAGTTTTGTAATCTTGAATTACTGCGCCAGTGATTTTGAATGGACCAAGATATTTTTGTGTTTGTGTATCCATAATTAGAAAGGGTTAACGAATCGAGTATCAAGAGTTAATTTCTTTCCATCTTTCAATTCGATAGTCCAGTAATCACGACCACCACGACTCAATGTTTCGATAACTTCTCCTGATTGAGTTGTAGTATTTTGCGCCCAGAACAAGTAATCAACTTCAACTTCCTTTGGTTTCTCTTTTCCTTCATCAAGGAAAATCATAACCTTCTGAGTTACCTGAAGTCTTCCATCACGGAAACCAACTTCATCTTTAACATTAGCCCAACCAATAACCGGTAGACCTTCCCACATACCAATCTTTGCAGTACGAATAAGGTTTCCATCTTGATTATTTTCAAGTTTATTAAGACGAGCTTTGTCTGCTGCACCACGAAGAATTGCAATTTCTGCATCACGCTTTGTATCACGCGCCTTCAAATCTTCAAGAGAAGAAAGAATCGCATCCAAAGTTTTCTTTGGAATAGTAACTTCTTCATCTGTTTCTTTCTTCGGTTTCTTTTCCGGAAGGACTAAACCTTCTGGTGCTTCAATTTTATCTCCAACTTTTGCTTCTTTCAAAAGTTCTGGATTAAGAGCAATAAGCTCTTCTGTGACTTCAATTTTTTTTGTTGCTGCCATATATTATTTATTACCCTTATTTTTCTCATAATTTGCTCGGTCTTCGTCCGTTATACCAAGCACGTTTCCAATTGCCTTCTCGTTTGCAGTAACTTCTCGCTGATTTGTTGGTCCTTTATAACCACCACCATCACCCTTATCTCCCATTGAAACTACTGAATCAAGAAGGTTTGGAGTTGGCTTATTTCCTGTCGCCAACTGGTATGCTTTAAGCATACGCTCTGTGATATCTTTCTTAGAATTCATACCTGCTCGGTAGTTATCAAACTCAAGTTCGATTTTCTTTCTAAGTTCAACATCACCCTTTGAAAGTTTTGCAAGAATTTCTTCTTTAGTATCACCAATGATTTCTTTTTTGAAATCATCCATTTCTTTTTTGATACCTGCGATAGATTCTTCTGAAGCTTTCTTCGCATCATCACGTTCTTTTGTGAGGCGCTTAATTTGGTTTTCGTTACCGCCATTCTTAATTGCTTCTGCAAGGTCTTTCTCTTTATCATCGAGAGCTTTCTTAAGCTCATCAATTTCTTGAGATTTGTCAGGGTTAGCTGCTTTAAAGTCTTCAATGGCTTTGGC